TTATAGAGCATCAGTATAAATATACGCTGTACTTTCTTCTCTTCGAACTTAGTCTTACTCTCTAGTTCAGAACTATCAGATAGTCTAGCCAATATGTCTAAAGGCAAAAAGCTACTATAACCTCTAAACTTAAACTCTATCACTATGCTTTCAGTATCTTTATCTTCTATGTCTTTCATAACACCAGAAGGTCTAAGTTTCTTACTTAACCATCTGTAGATGTCTAACACCTGTATAAGATCTTTATCGGAAACTACTCTACTGAACTTCATAGGGTTAAAGTTCAGTATGAGATTGATGATGTTGAAGCTAGGTATAGCAGTAGGCACATTCACTGTAACTACTTGTACAGATTCTTTATCACTGTTGATAGCTTTCTTGACATAGCTCCAGTAAGTGCTAAACAAGTTTAAATGTGTATAATGCCTAAACAGAGGAGAAGGTTTGATTCTGTACAGATCCTTAAGAAGGTTATAGTTAACTATAGAGATAAGGTTAACGTCCTTTACAGGAGAAGTAAAGATATCTACAGCTTTGAACCTTTTAATGTTCAATTGTTGCCATTTTCTTATTTCTGTGTTCACTAACTTATTCTGCAGCGTAGTTACATCTTCTTTAACGAGAAGATCAGACACGTTATAGATAGGTACTTTCTTTGTTTCAGGTACAGCTTGTATGTAGCTAAAATCCTTACCAGGAAAGTGTATATCACTATCCGTGTCTAGATAGTGGTATACTGAATATCTAGGTAACTTAATATCTTCAGATAAAGTAACTATAGGGTTCATTAGGTATAGGTTATTTCGTATACCGTGTCTTAACACGAACTGCGATTTGAGAAAAAACACTTTGTTCTCCTAGGGAAAAAATCAAAAAATTGCTCCTACTCTTAGAAAAGAAAAAGCAATAGAGCTAAAAATTATTTAGTTTAACATAAGGAAAGCTAGATATGACTATACTTTTCCAAGATGACTGGAGAAAACATCCTAAGGCTATCATACACTACGAGACTAAGAATGTATCCTTTTTAAGACTAGCAGAGATATATCATAAGCTAGGTGTAAATAACTGTGCATTTCATCTATCTTTACTTCAACCAGAGCTTAAGGACATAGACCCTTTTAGTGAAAATCTTAGCTTAGTAGAGAAGCAGAAAATACTCTATGAGTGTAAGTATAACTTCTGGTATTTTCTTAGAGAGATAAGTAAAGTTCCTGTACCTGGTAGTTTAACACCAACTCACTTTGCAGCAAATAGAGGTAACATATCTCTCTATTGGTATTTCCTTAACCATATAACAACAGTTATAGTAATTCTTCGTCAGACTGGTAAAACTACTTTACTTATGAACTTAGTAGTATATTTACTTAACTTTGGTACTACTAACGCATTTATTAACCTTCTTACTAAATCAGAAAGTCTTAAAACAGAAACTCTTAAAAAAGTAAAAGCTCTTCTTGACGAAATACCTGACTACCTTAATTTCTCTACAAAGAAAGACATCTTCAATAACGATGAAGCGTCAATAGCTTATTTCAACAATAAATTCAAAGGTAATCTATCTTCAGCTTCTCCTAAACAAGCTGAAAAGGTAGGTAGGGGGTTTACCTCACCTATCAACATCATCGATGAAGCAGCTTTCATTGAGAATATCGCTATAGCCATGGGTGCTATGCTTATGTCAGGTAACGCAGCAAGAACAGCAGCAAAAGCAAATAATCAACCATACGGAACCATACTTGCAACTACCGCAGGTAACATAGACGATAGAGACGGTAATTACATCTATAAACTTGTTAACGCAGCTACTATACACGACGAACACTTCTTCGATTCAGAGAACATAGAAGACCTCAATGAAAATATCTTCAAAAATTCACTAGCAAAAAAGAATGAGCAAAAAAGACCTATAGTTAATATTACTCTTAGCTATAGACAACTTGGATATGATGAAAAATGGTTAGAAGAAAAACTTGCAGAGAACATCTCTACGCCAGAGAACATTAAAAGAGATATCTTTAACCAATGGTTATCTGGGACTAATTCTTCTCCTATACCGAAAGAGTATATAGAGTCTATGAGAAGAAGTATAGTAGAACTACCAAGAAGTAACTTCTACGCTCCTTACAACTATCTTCTTAGGTGGTATATATCAGAAGAAGAAACACAGCGTAGAATTAATGAAGGAGTAAGTTTCATTATAGGTGTAGATACTTCAGATGGAGTAGGTAGAGACGATATAGCTTTTATTGTAAGAGATCATACTACTGGTGAAGTTATTTGTACAGCTGTATTTAACGAAATTAACCTAATTACTCTAGCTGATTTCTTTGTATCTTTTCTAATCAAATACAGTAACTCAGTAATGATTATAGAGAGAAGAAGTTCCGCTGCTACTATGATAGATTACATGATACAGAAATTGCTTCATAACGACATTAATCCTTTTCTAAGACTCTATAACACTATAGTGCAAGATAAAGACATCTATAAGAAAGAGTTCGATGAAATCATAAGAGCTAAGATGTATAATGAAGACATATTTACTAAGTATAAGAAGCATATAGGTTTCGTTACTTCTGGTAGCGGTATAACGTCTAGATCAGAACTCTATAGCACTACTCTTATGTCTAAGCTTAAGTTCACTAGTTACTGCACTTATGACGAAGCTCTTGTTAATCAGATATCTGGTTTAGTTATTAAGAATAACCGTATAGATCACGCTGAAGGCGGAAACGATGACATGGTGATAGCTTCTCTGTTATCTTACTGGTTACTTATGTCTGGTAAGAACTTAAGTTACTATGGTATCAAAAGCAATGAGATACTTCGTAAAAACAAAGTGTACCTAGAAGAGAAATATAGTGCCCTAGAAGACGAATTTGAGGAAGAGATAGTACAAGGTATAGAGAACAAATTAAATCAGCTCATAGAGGCTTTAAAGACTGAAAGAAACGATATAGTCTCAAGACAGATAGAGATCAAGATCAAGAAGCTAGCAAGTGAACTAAATACAGAGACTAACGTTATATCCGTAGAAGAAATGATCAATAGCATTAATAGAGATAAGAAGCTCAGATATCGACATTAAACTCTCACCTTCCTGCTATAAGAAGCAGGAAGGTGAGAACATTTAACATACTCCAGAACGTCTTAGCTTAATGAAGCTTATAATTCTGTCTAGATACACATCCGATAGAAGTTCAGTAAGTATGTTTATTCTAGGAGTAATGAACATAGTGTTAACAGTCACCAGTACTATGCGAGTAGTCAGTACTTCGTTGATATCTACTATGTTTCCAGGTATAACCAATTCTATCATGTAATGCGCTATGTAATTGGAGTCTAGTCTTTTCTTTTTTCTAGCTCTTAAATCTTCTTTAAAGACAAAGGTAAATACACCTTTATCTGTTTTTACATCTATAGTAGCAAAGCTAGGTGATTTTTCATATCTTGCTAAGTTTTCTTTATTTAGTACAGAAACCTTCAATATAAACGCTTTATATATTCGTTTAAGGAGTTTCTTGTGAAGATAACTTATCATAAGCTTACCTCACAGTTAAAGAAGCCACAGAAAGTTTTAATGTTCCAGTTACTGTTTCTCTTAAGAAGACTATGTCGATGTTGCTGAATCTAGCTACTTGATTGCTAAAAACAAAATCTTCATCAAAAGCATTTATAGGTTTAACTATACTTTCACTCAGATATCTAACTTCTATGTGAGTAGGCTCAGGAGCTTCTAGTTCTGTGACTGGGTTATGAAGAGGTATAGTTGTTCTATATAGCCTAGTCAAGAACTCATTAGTTGTCTCTATAGCGTTAGCTATGTTTATTCTTCTCTGAGTACTTAAATCTACTCTAGCAAATAAACCACCACCGAAATAAGGTACAGTAGTAGGTACTTGTGTTCCTACTTCCCAGATGTTATTAACGGACATATCAGTAGCAGGACCTCTTAGTACTATATCAACTACTTGTACATGTAGAAATTGGTTGTATATACTAGATACGTTAGCTAAGTTTAGAGTAAAGGTAAGTCTTTGTGTTACACCATATGCTCTTGGTTGAAATGAAGGAGAGTTAGCTGATATAGCCACTTGACCAGTTACATCAAACAGTATGTTTCTGTCTAAGTTCATCAAGAAAGCTTTGTAAGTATAACCAGTTAAGTTGTCTACCCATACAGGATAAACGAATAGTTTAACGTTATAGCTTCTGTTTGGATTACTTACTACAAGTGTGTATTGTCTTGTAATAAACTGATTGTCTGTGTTTACATTAGCGAGAGCAGCTTCATTTTCACTAAGTCTATAACTCAATACTAGAGGTACTCTATGACCTATGATAGTACTCACAAATTGATCTAAGCCAAATAGCTTAAACCTACCACCGTCTATTGGATGCTCTATCTGAGTACCATCGTTATATTGTACTACACCTATAGGGTTAAATGAAGTTAAAGGTAAGTTAACGGGATACTGTATTTCTTCCTGATTAGCACTGTCAATGAAAACAGTTTTCAGATAGATGTTGGTTATATATTTCTGCTCTGCATAAGCCTGAGCTACGTAAGTAGTTTCTTCTACTACACAGTTAACTCTGCTGAGAACTTTACCGCTGCTATCAAATATGACAACAAGACAAGCTTCGCCGTCTATAAGTTCTGCGTTAGTATTGCAAGTAGGTATGCTTTTTATAGCATAATTCTCTTGACTGTTAAAAGCAACTAACTGAAGAGGTATATCGTGTCCTATGAAGTTACCGCTATTGTCAAATCGTCTTGATATGACTTTATTGCTTTCTATAAAACTTCCTCTATATATTCTAGCTACTGTAGCAGTAGTGGAATAAGCTCTCATGAAACTATCCACAGCTAACACATAAGGTGTAACTGATCTATCGTAATAGACTCTGAAGTTATCATTAGTAGAAGAAACTATCTCATCTACACTAAGAGTCTGTCTTACTGTGACAGGTCTTAGCTCTGGAATAAAGGTAACGTTATTCAAATCGCTTACCATGAACATAGAACCTGTTTCTGGTTCTACTACATAGTCATTTACCTTAGGTATGAACTTACCTTGCCCTACTTCTCCAGTGTAGATATCGTGTAAACTCCAGATTGTCCATCTATCGTTAGGTTGATACAAAGGAGTGTGTCCGTCTACTCCGACTATCCCTATAGCGTTATTGTTACCCATAGAAAATCTCCTTAAGAATGAATCAAAAAATAGCTCACTCACTTTCCGGTGTTTGCCGGAAAGTGAGCAAGTATAAGCTTAGTACTCAAACATATCCTCATTCGGTTTAGGTTGTTGAGTTTGCACAGAAGAAGGCTTACCAATGTTATATCTTTCAAGTATATGATTCCAAGCAGTTTGAGTCTTACTGGGGTTATGTGATTTCATTATGTCAGTATAAGTGTGTCCTAATGCGTCAGAAAGATACTTCATACTCTGTAAGGGCATATTGCTATTTATCTGACTGTGACGAGCAAATATATCGCTTATGGACACTTCAGGATTATTAAGAAATAAGTTATTGCTACTAAATAACCCAGGCACTCTAAATAGTTCTTGTGTAGTTCCGTCTTTCACTACGCTTACTTCATTAACAGGAGAACCTGCTATGCTTATCCACTCCAATACCCATCTTTGGTTATTTACCTCTCCTAAAAAGCAAGGTAGAAAGTAGTTCACGAAGATAGACTCTGGTATCTTATTTAGCGGCATGTTTTCTATAAGAGAATGATAAGCTAGATTTGCGTTTCTACTTATCTCTTCTATCATAGAGTTTTTTACTTTATCAAGATGTTGTTCAAAGTTAGACATAAGAAGCTCCTTAGTTAGACGAAGACCAGACTATACCGAATATGTGCAAAAAATTAAAGACTATTTAAGACTCTAAGTCCTTCACCCACATTGCTTATGTCCATAACTCTTCTTAAACCATCATTACTCATTTCCGATATCTTAGACATACTTAAGCGTTTACCTGTGTTATCTGTAACAGTAGCGGACATAAGTATACCAAATCTACTAGGACTTAGTTCTCTTGTTTCCGTAGATACCTCTACTCCTTCAAAATAAGCGTTAAGTAGTTTCTCTAGGTCTAACTTAACAGCGCTTCTCATTTCTTCTGGTTCATTAATGTATCTAAAGTAGGTATAAGGCAGGCTTACGAGTCTTGTATTAAAAGCTATAGACTGCCCATTGTCAGTAAGTATATAGTAGCTAAGAATATGATTTAACATTTTGCTACCGTCATTTACCCAAGCTTGATCAGTAAGAGAAGGAATGTACTTCATAGTGGAAAGACCTTTGCAAAAAAAGAAAAAACACAGCCAAGAAATTGAATCTTGGCTGTGTGTTGTTAAATTATCTCAAGAAGCTCTTTAAGCTTAATTGAAATAGTTGAGTTCTTCTTCAATATGTTTTTCTGTAACCATAGATAGTTATGACCGTTTACATTGACTTCTTGTCGAAACGAAGGAAGGTTCTTCGCTTCTTCAAGAAGAAGTCTGTTAATCTCTTGCACTTTTTCATGAGAAAGATTCAAGTTTAGCTCCTGTTAATCTTAGAGACTTCAGAGTTAGTGAAGTCAAACTTACCACAGCTTTCAAGTATCCAATCGATAGTGTCGTAAGTATGTAGCACTTTGATCTTTT